TTTCTAATTTTGTTAATGAACCTGATTCAATTAAATTATTCCAATGCTCAATCTCTTCATCAGTATATTTTACAGAAGTCTCTAAATCCCAAGCTATCTTAGGGTATTGGGATATTTTATCTAGTAATTGTTTAGCTTTATGGGGAGTTTTAGCTACCTCGTAATTTACTTTAATAGTATTATTTAACATATTGATATACTTACATATTTAGGAAATAGGCATTGTGAAGTTCTTTTTTAGCACGAGAACATGCTACATAAGCTAGATTTAGCTCTGTTGAAAGTTCTGTAGGTATTTCAACTTCTTCAGGTAATTCCTTAACTTGTTCAATAATCTTAGTCATATGCAGGTTAAAAGCTTCTGCAATATATACATAGTCAAACTCTAAGCCTTTGACAGAATGAGCAGTAGTTAAGACTAGATTTTCTGAAGACTTTTTAGTTTCTACTTCTTTAGCATCCTTATGAGCTTCAATAATACTAGACTTACCATGCTTAAGTACTAGGCGCAGAGCAGTAGATAACTGAGGATCTTCATCATAAATACTTAGTAGATATGCATATAAAGACATACGCTGGTTAGGAGGAGTATGATGTAAATAGGTATTGTAGTAATAATCTACTTCATCTTGAACATGTTTATACTCTCTATCTCTAATCTCTCCACCTTCCTTTAAGAAAGAAACCATTAGAGGGAGTTGGAATATCTGATTAGCTTTTCTAACTAGGGTGTAAGGAATGTTATCCTTTTTAAGCTCAATGATCTTGTCTACCAAGATAGCATTAGTCCTAGATATAAAGGCCATTGTATCAGTTGTAGAACTAGATTTGTCTACACCTTTAAAGACCATGGAATGATCTGCATATTTACGGAAGAATGTCTGAATACGATCAGCAATATCAGACTGTACTCTGAAGGATTGTGTCATATCAAAAGAAGTTGCTTCTGATTCTAGTAGTTTAAAAGCATTAATAGTGTGATTAAACTGATAGATATTTTGATGCTTATCGCCTGTAGCAACTTTAAATCTAGCTGGTAGTAGACGGAAGATTTCTAGTGTGACTTCGTTAATATCACCTGCTTCATCGATCATAACAAAATCGAATGGATCATAAGTAACAGTGCCGTCATGCAAAGACATATGAAAGACTTTTAAATAAAAGTCATGAGTACATTCTATATTACCTTCTTCCATATTTTGTAATACAGAAGCTGCTGCTTTGGAGATTCCTTCTTCTAGTTGCTTATCTTCAGAGAATTCCTTAAAAGATAAGTAAGAAGAGAGACAGAATTCTTTAACTACATCAATAACCCATAGTTTGTTATCGTAAGACAAAGGAGACCTGATATCCCTATAGGTAAGGTTACCTAGTTTTAAGTTCCTTTGTTTTACAACTGCTCTATAAGCTAGTGAATGAGTAGTGCTACATTCTGTAGACCTAGGGAATTTCTTTCTAGCATCAGTAGCAATGGATTTGTTATAGGCTAGATAAAGACCTAGTTTATGAGGCACTTGTTCTGCAATAGTAGTCAACAAAGTTGTTTTTCCGCTACCTGCCACAGAATTAACTAGGATGTTAGATTCGGTGGAGCTAGGGCTATCTCCTAAGCTATGTATATGATCTAGTACTAGTTGTTGTTCTTGAGTAGGCTGTACCATATAGTTATTCTTACCTTGTTAGTTATTTAAATGCGTCATAAAGTAGATCTTTGGAAACTAAAAAGCCCTCCATAAAGAGGGCTTTATACAGTAACTGATTGTTAGTTACTTAGCCTTTGAAAAGACCGCCTTTGGCTGCTTTAGTCTTGGGAGTAGCTTTAGCACCACCACCAGATTTAGCATTTGCTGCACGATCTTTCTTCCATTGATTTACATCTTCTGGAGTAAGACCATCACGGAAGGTGATGTTAGAAGCGTACTTCTCTTCTTCTAGTGCAAGACGCTTACCAATTTCAGTATCATTGATGATCTCTTCTGCAGAAGCACCGTCTTCACGGAAGAAGGACTTAATGACCATCGATTTACGAATCTCGTTAGTGTTAGGATTGATGCTGTACTCTTCTTGTACACGAACCTTAACAGGAAGCTCAGAGAAGTTAGTAATGACAGAGAACTCCATTGGCTTATGGTCTTTACCAACTTTATGAGTCTCTTCTTCGACATCAAGTTCGTCACCATCACCAAGACCGGCAATGACACCTAGCTTGTTGATTAGGTTCATACCAATCTCTAGCGGCTCACCGGCAGTGCTAGTGACGTAAGGGCCGTAGATAGTAACAGGATTACCATTGTAATCAAAGTTAAAGTTTACGGATTCTGCACCATTCTTGCTTACTGCGAGAGAAGCAAAATTAATAGTTGCATTGTAAACACCTGAGGAGGACATAAATGCACCACCTGAGGATTCGGCTACTGCTTTTGGGTCTGTGCTGATTTTAAATTTCATAGTTATATACCTCTGTATGCTATGTTTTTATTAAGTTTAAATTAAAGTGCAAATTCGTCAGTAGTAGACTGACGTTCTGCGATTAGATTAATATGATCATTGAGATCAAAATCTTCTACGTTAACGGAACCATCTAGATCTTCTTGAAGAGTTCTAGCAGGGAACTTAGTACTACGGTAATGAACAAGGCGTTTATTGCTCTTAAGTTCGATGAAAATTGCTTCATCTACTTCTGCAATAAAGCCACCACGTTTAGCAAAATCACCTTTACCGATTAGGTTATAACGACCTGTCTCAGTGTCGTAGATTGCGTGAGAAATAAGGATAACGTTAATATCACTAGGAATAATAGTGTGTTCAATAAATCTAGTTAACTCAGAAACTTCTTTGTTGAGTTCAGTGTAGATTTTAAAACCTGTAAATTTGGTATTACAGTTATCCATGATGGTATCAAAGATTTTTGATACAGAGTCAAACACAATGTTAGTTGGGTATTGACCAAACTTTTCATTGTATGCTTCTACTTTTTCTCCCACTAAAGTAATAAATTCGTCTACGTTGGCAAAAGAATGTACATTAACATGGGGAATTGGGAAAGGATACACTTTTCCGTCATGTGAGATAACAAGAGTATCTTTCAACGGTTTAGTAAGAGTAGTTTTACCCGAGTTAGACTCTGCTGAAATTAGTAATTTAACAGCCATTAAGTAACCTCCTAAGGTTATTTTTTAAAAAGTTTAGGTGTGGGTTTATATAGAGACTTAAATCTCCAATCCTGAGCTAATGCCCAACGGAATTGAGGGTGATTATTCCACATATCGACAGAATGTGCAACTAAAGAAAGGATATCTTCAATGATGTTCCAGTCATCGTCAGTAATTTCGTAAACAACAGATTGTACCAGAGAAGGATAGTCTTTTAGACGCTTTCCTGTTTTTTCTGAAATACGATTTACGTTTGATGTTGTAATATATAGAAGTTCTAGGTAATCAATATCAATACCGTTTTTCTTGCATAGGTAAGCATATGTCAGTTGCTGAAACCAATATGCTCTAGGAAATTTAGAAGGTACACTACCTGAAGTAGTTTTAAAGTCTCTAATTACATTTCCTCGTCCTTTGTAGTCAGGAGAATTTCCACGGAATGATCTATATTTAATTCCATCGATAGAACCGCCTACACCTACAGAAGGAATAATTTCATGCCATAAAAATACCTCTGTTTCATGAATAGGATCAGACTGTAAATAAGCAATAAGAACATCTGTCATTGGAACATACTGCTGTCTTATATAGTCTTTATCGAAATCTTCAGATAAAGAATCGATATACTCTTCAATCTGTTCATAATGAACTGTTCTTTCAAGAGTATACATTGAAGCAGCAGCATGAACACAATTACCTAGTTCAGATGCGTTGCTTCCTTCAAATCCTTCTTCACCTAGTAGATGCTCCCGATACCACTTAGATGTAGTATCAAAGAACTTAGATATCTGAGAAGGGCTTATCCTAAAAGCGTTTTCTGGCACAATTCCTGTACCATCGTAATAACCAAAATAATCGTTAGTCTGCATAGAGTACCTTAATCGTAAAGTCTAGTGATTTGTTCTAAGAGTAGTTGTAGACGAGAAGATTCCATCGGAACCTCCCAATACTCGTTAGCATCCTGAATAAGCTCTAGAGTTTCCTCAAGAGAAGCACCTAGGTCCTTAGCATAATAAGCTGCTCTAATCATAGAACGACTGCCTTCACCATTCTTGGCTTCAAATAGGAAGCTGAAGGTAGTTGTTGGATCTTGTAACAGTGCTTTCTTAGCAGAAGTGTTAGTGAGCTTAATATTATTCTCTTTAGATTTCTCTTTTTCTTTGGCTTCCATGATGTAGTCTCGGACTACTAAAGGCTCTGCATCAAGAACAGAGTAAACAGGACGACCTGCATAAGAGAAGAAAATCTGAGATTGTGGTAAAGGATCAGCTTTAATAGCCAAATCTTCAGATACAATCTTAGAGAAATGTTTCCAAGCAATAGCAGATAGCTCTATATTGGAATCTAGCTCTACTAGTACTCTAAACTTATAGTAGTTATTAGGATCACTAGATAAGGCAATATGGTGGTTAATATCAGAAAGCATGAAATGTGCTTCTTCTGCAGACAGTAGTGAATCATCTACATCAAATACAATCCATTTTGTACCACCGATAATGTTGTCTTTACCTCTTACACCATTCTGAAATTGGAATGAAGAATAAGCAAAGTTGCCACGAAGTAGATCACTTAGTTCAGGGAATGTAGTGTCAGCTACTTCATAACCATAAGCTGTTGCAAAAGAGATATTATTCTTGCTTTCTCTAATAGCATCATAATTACCTTCTTCTACAGCTTTGTCTAAGTCTTTAATATCAATCGGTTTAAAGGAGATACTGATTACGTCAGTCTTGATAATAGGCTCATATCTAACAGCAGTACTGTCTCCTACAATAGAATATACGCCGTCTTTGTCATAACCTGCACAAAGAGTAATCATTTCTTGTAGTTTGTTCTTAGTGATATTAGAAAGAAATCCGTGTTTCTTAATATCGTGAACAGACATTTCTGCTTTGTTATCGATAGTTACCTGAGTACGAATGTAGTCAGCAAATCGTTCGTAGTAAGACTTGTTAAGATCATATTCAAAGATAGCCATGTCTTTATCTAGAAGCTCACAGAATTGCATTGCTTCGATGTAATGATCTGAAGTGATGGTATCAGCCATGTCCATGATTGCAAAGGCACCAGCAAGCTTCAGGGCCTTCCACTGTAGATGTCTACGGATAAGTGCTGACGTAGATTCCCTGCTAGGTAAAGAATCCGCTAGTTCAGAATTATACCGTTTATATACTTCAAATAGATGGAATACATCGTTATCTAGTGTGATAGGCACACCATTTTTATCCATATGATAACGAGTAATCTTTTCTACACCTTCTTTCATCATGGAACGTGCTTGTTTAGCCTTAGACTCTACTGCTTCCTTGCTTTCAAGCATAGCCTGAATAGGATTGTCATAATTTGAAAAGTCTTCTTCAGGGATTTTCTCAGGGCTATAGCAGAACCAAGACCTACGAGCTAGTTTTGACATAAACGCAATCTGAAACTTACGTTTAGTTGCTTCATCGTAGAGTAGATAAGTCGGAGAACCAATAAGTAAGGCAGACATTGGTTGACCATCAACAGCACCAGAACGAAATTCTTGACCTTTGGTATAAGTAACTTCCTTGATACCTAGATCATATAGCTCTGATAGGATTTTGATGTTTTCAATCATGTCTTGGTTATATGAAAGTTCATCACTGAACTCACCACTATACAAAGAGTTAGAACCTAGATCATGATACTCCATATCATTGATTAGTTTTACAAGACCTGGGCCTGTAGTTACAGAAGTTTCTACAGGAGGGACAGGCACCATGTATTTTTTATATACTTCATATTGGTCAGGAAGCTCTTCTCCTTCAGTCTCTGCTTTTTTGATAGCACGTTTTTTAGTCTCTTTTTCCATTTCTTTTTTAAGAATGTCATAGCCAGCAGAGAAGCAACGTTTTGCTGCTCTATGAGAAGAGTCTTTACCTG